CATACGCTACTCCATGTGCAGTATTGATACAACAATCAAGACAGGAACTAAATGATATTAGAAAACATCTTTGATTTTTGGATCATGTTAGTCTTGTTTGCTTACTTTGCGCCCTATGGGCTGTTAAGTAAATGATGAGACTGAAAACCACTGAAGTAAAACCATACAGAGAAGAGCAGTTAAGAGATCAAGATTATTGTTGTGCTCTGTGTGGAGAATTAATATTTGATGATGCTGTATTGGACCATGATCATAGATCTGGTTACATCAGAGGTGTACTACATAGAGGATGCAATGCCTTATTAGGCAAAATAGAAAACAGTCTTGCTATGAATAAAATTACACCAGATAGACTCAACTCAATACTGACCAACTATATGTTCTATGTCAGTCAGCATCATGCAGTATTACATCCCACATATAAGACTGTGGAGGAAAAGAAGTTAAGGGCTAAGAAATTGGCTCGTAAAAGGAAACTTAAACAATGACGGACATTATAACAGTAGAAGCAGAACGCACTAACTTGGATCTCCATGTGGATCTCTGTGCTCAACGCTATGCTTTTTTAGAAAACCGCCTTAATGTTGTTGAAGGTAAAGTAGACAAATTAAGTCAACAGATTCAAAAGTCAAGCCAAACTATCAGCACTGTGATCATAACCAGTAGCGGAACTGTGATAGCCAGCGTAATAGGCTTGATAGCAACCATTTTATTGAAGTTTTAAAACATATAGTATAAATATTGTTTATAACAAATTACTCTAAGGGAGGCGATGCACAATGTCAGACAATACATTGGTACAGGAAACAGCAACTGATGCTACAGACCTTAATACTGGAAATCAGGCACCAGCAACTAAGACTTATAGTCAAGAAGAAGTAGACAACATGATGGCCCGTATGAAAGGCTCATTGGAAAAGAAACTTCTAAAACCCTATCAAGATCTAGGTGATCCAGACGAATTACGCAACCTTAAAACGGAAGCAGAAAAGCGTCAACAGGAACAACAGATCAAGCGTGGCGAGTTTGAACGAACACTACAAGAATTGGCTGCTAAGAAGGATCAAGAAATCCAAAAGAGAGATAGCGTCATTAAGGAATATAAAGTTAATACGCCATTGATCAGTGCCGCAGCCAAATATGGTGCTGTAAATGCAGAACAGGTCAAGTCACTATTATCAACACAGTTACGCCTTAATGAAGACGGTGAAGTAGAAGTTTTAGATGCAAAAGGTTCAGTCAGATACACAGATGCTGGTGAAGCGTTGGGTGTAGATGATTTAGTGCGCGAATTCATAGATTTAAATCCGCATTTCAGAGCCGCAACTGCCTCTACTACCAACACTAAGAGTAGCATTACTCCAGGTGCTGGCACCAAGGTAGACATCTCAAAATTGGATATGCGTAATCCTGAACACAGGAAAATATATGCTGAGGCCAAGCGCCAAGGCAAAGTTTAACAAAGACTATATCTAAGGAGATTTTAAATGTCTAATACAAGTTCAATCAACAGCGAATTATTCGCTAATCTGGTAGGCGCGGCACAATTCGCAGCCTACGAAAACAGTGTGGCTCGTCAGATTACCACAGTATTTGATTTACCAGCAAACAGTGGTAAGACTGTTCAAGTTCCAGTATGGAGTTCAATCGCCGCTGAAACTATCTCTGATGAATCTGCGGCAACTGCCAAAGGTACAAACACAACTAGTGCTAACATCACTATGAGTGAGCATGTTGTTTACCACAGAATTACTGACATGTTACGTGACAGTTCTTACAGCGATGTTGTAAGTCAAGTTGGTGACCAGTCTGGTCGTGCTATTGCTGAAGCAATGGACACACAGGCTTTTGCACAATTTGCAAACCTAACAGGCGGTGGCGATACTGCTATTGCCGTAGCAAGTTTCACAGTAAACAACATCATGGATCGCGTTGCTGCCATCCGTGCTAACAAAGTTACTGGTCCTTTCTATTGTGTTATCCACCCATTGGCTGCTAACGCATTGAAGAAAGCATTGGTAAGTTCAAGTTCTTATACTGCTAGTGGTCAATTTGCTGACAGCATTTTAAGTCAGTATTTCGTTGGTCAAGTTGCAGGTTGCACAATCATTGAAAGTGCATTGGTTCCTTATGCAAGTGCTACAGGTATTGCTACTTGTGCTGTGTTTGCTCCAAGTGCTCTAGGTCACGCAATGCGCGGCTCTATCAGCATGGAAGAACAACGCCAAGCGGCTGCTCGTGCAACTGATGTTGTGTTGACAGGTGTTTCTGGTGCTGCCGTTCTACAAGCAGGACACGGTTACGCTTTACCAATTGACTTGGTTGCTTAATTAGGAGACTAGAATGCCCTTCATCATTGAAAACAACATAGTAATAAGTTTTGCAGAATTCCAAGATGTGGTCCAAAAAGACCAACGCTTGTTTGACGGCAATGAAGGGCTTTCTGATGAGACTATTGAGAATGCACTTATAAGAGCCACTGAACGCATCTTAACAAAGTTGCGTGCCAGTGACTGGTGGAGGAGTTACTATATCAATCGTAGCACTGGCACCACTTATAAGACAGTTGCAGATATTCCAGCACTAGATCCTAACAGAATCAAAGCACGGGCTAATGACTTTACAGACTTGTGTGTTTACACCGCTATGGCAGAATTTATTCTTCCTATCATTGCAGACTTTGGCAACGAAGATTCAGCAGAGAGACAGAAGATGGGTTACTACGCACAGCGAGGTGACGCACTGTATGCAGAGTTGATCAATGCAGGTGATTGGTATGATTTTGATAACGATAATACCATTACTTCCACTGAGAAAGAGCCAGGCAATTATAATCTTAAGAGAATAAGATGAGAACAGAAATATTAGATTACCTACAGAGCCAAAATCTAGGACTGTTCACAGTCACTAGAGAACAGCCTTGGAGTGAAAATGATGTTCCTCTTTATCTGAAAAATCTCAAAAAGGTTTATGTCAGCCAAGATTCAGTTGAGATCGTGCCGTTATTTGCAACACTTGATGGATTAGATATCCCATCAGAAGTGACCACCGTCACAGTTTACCTAGCATGTGATGCAAAACAAACACCTCCAAATCTAGATCAAGTGATCGCTGCCGTTAAGACTGCCAAAAACATTACCACTATCACAGGTGTAAACCGCAGAGAATGTAGTGTGGTCAGCAGTTACAACAACGATTTATTGATCACAGAATTGGAATTCAAATTTACCAAACTAACATAAGGAGCCAATTATGGCATATATAAACCCAGCACCAGGTACAGCAAATCAAGTAACGCTGACACTTGACGTAGCATCTAGTGAAACAGATATTACGCAAGCGGCGTCACCCCTTGCTGTGCCAGGTCTACAAGACATGACAATCAACGCATCTAACGATGTGTTTACCTGGAGCCAATTAGATTCAACTGCTAAAAAGCAAGTGGCTACTACATCTACAAACAGTATCTCAATGAACTTGGTTGTTGACCAAGCCACATTCTTTGGTACTGTTTTAGGTGCAACAATCACTGGCACTGTAACAGAACAAGGTCTATTTGGTCTCAGCCGCAACAAGACACTGATCAATTTTATTATCCGTGTTGAAAATGCAGCCACTGACACTTTCATCAAAGGCTGCGGCTACATCACTGGTCTAGCACCAACGGTGACTGCTGATAGCCCAGTATGGGTTTCACCAATTACAATCACTGTAACTGGCGAATACACAGTGGCAGCAACCTAATACCCTTAGGGAGCGAAGCGTAGGAAAGGGGGCTTTTACAGTCCCCTTTTTTATTTGAAACTAAATATTACTGAGAAAGATTTATGGATTTACTGGATAGTAAAACAGACCAAGATTTGTTGAAAAGTCTACTTGCAGAACTTGCAAAGGCCAACAACGAAATCAAGTGCGCTAAGGCGGACTTGGACAAAGCCACTAGCAGAATGAAATTTCTCATACTGTTAGCAAACACCATGATTGATAGACAAAAGGATTAAAAGATGAAAATAAACCAAATTGCAAGCAAACCACAACTGATCAAAGTTGTTTTAGATGATGAA